TCATCGGCCCCTCCGATACCGCTGCGTGATCGCCTTGGTGCAGCCCCGCAGCAAGGGCACCTCGCGTTCAATCGACCCGCGCCGGAGGCCGTGCTGCAACACCGTGTTGACCGCGCCACAGCCCAGCCCTGAGGCGATCTCTAACTCTCGGCGGGTGTACCAGTCCCCCGAGGCCATCGCCGCCAGCACACGCCCCTGGTAGGTCACACGGGCCTCTGAAGGCGGCACGGGATCGGTGGGCAGGGGATCGCTCAGGAAAGGCCTCATGCGCTCACCCGCTGCGACCCGAGCACCGCGCCATGCGTCGTGGCCGACAGGCCCAGCAACGCCCGCGCCTCGCCTTCCACGCGCAACGCCTCGTCGTGCTGGCCGTCAATCCACAGCGCCACAGCCTGCGCCTGAAGCGCCAACGCCAAGACCGCCGTCTGTTCCGTGATCGTCATTGCGCCCCCTGTGAACCAAACCGCGTTTGACTTGGGAACCACCGCAAATCCACGCCACCCGTGGGGCCGGTGCGATTCTTCGCCACCAGCAACCGCACGTCGCCCTCGACCGCCACGGTCTGCGCGTCCTGCCGGTGAATGAACAGCACCAGATCGGCGTCCTGCTCCACCGCGCCCGACTCGCGGAGATTCGCCAGCGTCGGTTCCTTGTCCCGGCCGGCCTCGGTCGCCCGGTTCAACTGCGCCAGGGCGATCACCGGCACCTTGAGTTCTTTGGCCGTGGCCTTGAGTCCTCGAGTCAACCCGGCCACCTGCTGCTCACGGTTCGCGTCCTTGCCCTTGTCGGCTGGGGTCATCAGTTGCAAGTAATCGCAGACCACCATCGACAGGCCGTGCGTGATTTGCAGCCGCCGCGCCTTGCTCCGCAGTTGCGACACGCTCAGCCGGGGCGTGTCATCAATCCACAACTGCGATTCAGCCAGCCGCTCCATCCCCTCGGACATGCGGGCAAATTCGTCTTTGTGGAGCGTCCCCTTCCGCATCGCCCAGCCGTCAATCCGGCCCAGCAGGGCAATCGCTCGAGCGGCCAGTTGGTCGCGGCCCATCTCGAGCGAGAAGAACGCGCACGGCCCATCAGCGGCTAACGCGAACTGCAACGCAATCGCGGACTTCCCCTGTGACGGACGGGCGGCGACAATCACCAGCTCGCCGGGTTGAAACCCATCGGTCATGTGATCTAGACCCGGTAGACCCGAAGACACCCCCGCCACCCGGCGATCAGATCGACGCTTCGCCATCTCCTCGAGCCAGGCATAGGCTTCCTTGACCAGTTGCGGGCCAGCCACCAGATCACCCGGCGACGCCGATCCGCTCAGGTCCACCAGTGACTGGATACCGGCATCGATCAGGTCGGATACCGGGGCGGGGGTCTGTGACGCCTCGAGCAGCCCTTGCGCGGCCCGGAGTAGCTCACGGCGCAGCGCCTTGTCGCGCACGATGCCCGCGTAGTGCTCGACGTTGGTCGCTCGAGGGACGCCATCCGTGAGGCTCCCGATGTAGGCCGGGCCACCCGCGAGGTCCAACTGGCCCCGGTCCCGCAGATACCCCGCCAGCGTGACGTGATCGAGCGCCTGATCCGCCTCGGCCAGCGCCGTCAACGCCTCGAACATCACCCGATGCGCCTGCCGGTAAAAGTGCTGCGTGGCGATCGTGTCCTGAGCCGTCACCAGCATCGGCGGGTCAATCAGGATGGCCCCCAGCACCGACCGTTCGGCGTCCAAGTCGTGGGGGTAGCTCACGGCCTCGGTCATGACGCTTCGGCCTCCCGCAGTTCCTTCGCCAGCGCGAACTTCTCCCGCAGGGTCAGGCCGTCGAAGCGCGGATCGTGCTTGGCCTCGAGTTCGGCTTGTCGGCGCTTCGTGGCTTCGACCAGGGCGTCAGACGGCGACGCCGTGCGCCTCGAGGCCGACCATTCCGTAAAGCACCGATCCAGCCACACGAACCGGCCATGCTCGACACCGGGCGCGATGGTGTCTTCGTTCGTGCGATCCACTCGAGCGGCCAGCCATGCGTAGAAGTTCAGCATCCCGGCCTCGCCGTCGCTCAAATCCTTGACGTGGCGCAGATGCCAGGACGTAGGCACGTCGAAGCGAGGATGTTCAAATTCAGCATGAAGGTTGCGTCTAGCCGTCAGCGGACGAGGCGCGACGTTCTTTGGCGCGTTCTTCTTTGTCTCTGTAACTGCTTCTGTAACTGCTTCTGATGGTGTTACCAAATCGTTAGCAACCGTTACTGGCGCGTTACCGGCTGCTTTTGCTCGGAATTTCCGCACTCTCTCGCGGGTCTGCTCTCGAGCCACCACCCGAGTGACCATCAGCCGATACTTACCGGCGTTCAGCACCACCCACCCGCCATCCACACGCTCGAGCCTTCGGCCGCCGTGGTCAGGGTCGCCGGAATTGGCGTCTGGAGCCTCGAGGCATCGGACCGCCTCGGTGCAGGCATCCAGCGTCACCCGCGCCCGATGCGCCAGGTTCGCCACCGATGCGAACTGCGCGAATCCGTCCTCATCCATTGCGGCCAACAGCGTCAGCCACACCAACCGCGTGGCGTCGGACTCGAGCCAGATGGAGGAATCGAGGATTTTTGTGAAGAGCTTGTTATACATAGGCGTTACTGGTAACGGTCTTTATGCTACATACCGTTACTTAGTTTGTCAACTCCGAATCTCACGTTCGCGGTATGCTTGCTACCGATGGCACGAAAGAACGCCGCCGCCGTTGCGCTCGGCCGCATCAAGACCGCGAAGAAGACCGCCTCGTCTCGGCGGAACATCGCTCGAGCGGTTGAAGCCCGCCTGCAAGCGCAGACCCCAGAAGAGCGCAGCGCCCAAGCTCGAGCCGCTGCTGCTGCCCGCTGGGGCAAGAAGCGATAGAACGCGAGAACCGCCGGCTCAACGCCTGCGCTGTCTAGGTCAGGGTGTCGTTCGCCTCTGTCTCTGCCAGAAAGCCCCCGCCGTCATCCATGCGAGTGTGCTCACCCGCGCCCTCTTCGTGATCACGACCCCGCCACCAGCCTCCGCCACCGGGGCAGCGGCGTCTCCCGACAACCAGCGCGGGGGACGGTGATCACGACAACTGCTACGAACTCAGAAGAACGGTGCAGCCCCTGAACTGGGGCACGTTACGTTGTCAATCAGTCGCCCAGGAATTGCGACTCGCCCGTAATCGCTTGCACCGTTCATCTCAGTCCGCGTTACCGCTGCAACCGCATCTCCTCGGACAAGCTGCGGCTAAACCCGCGACACGTCCGCACCATCTCCAAACACTGCTCGTGGTTCATCGCCGCGATCCGATACGTGCCATAGGCCGGTTGCGCTTCCGCCACCACCTTGGCCTCCGCGATCGACTTCGCCCCGATGCGACTGGCCGCAATCACCCGCTTAAATTCGATCTCCGCTAACGTGGCTTCTCGGGCGAACTGACCCAGCAAGCCGCACAGCGCCAGTTCAAACTCGCGCACCTGGGCCGGCGCGGGCTGCTGATCCCCCGCCATGTCGATCTGGATGCGCTCGATGCGCTCAAGAGCCGTCATCGGTCGCCCCTTCCACGTCTTCAGGTCGCAGCGGTTCGTGCTTGGAGCACACCACGGACTCGGCCTCAAGAATCGCGCCCGCCAGTTGCCGCTCGTTTCGAGGCAAGGCGCAGTAGTGATCCCCGTCGTAGTGGTGGCACGTCGAGCAGTTGCGCGGGAGGATCAGGGGTTCAGGCTTCATGCCGCCCTCGTAATCAATCGAAAGTTGCCGTCCATACCAGCCGTCGTGGTCGGCTGAATGTCGAACTCATGCGCGTCGTAGGCCGCGTGATGCCGCTTGCACAACATCGCGCTCCCAGCCGTCGTATGGCGCTGCTCAGGCTCCATCCCCCGCGTGTGGCAGCGGCGGTGCTGGCCGATGTGCGCCCACTCACTCGGGCCGTCGCACCATCCGTAACCAGCGAAACCTGACGCCACACGCCTAGAGCGAAACAGGCAATACCCATCCCGCTCCACACACTGGGCGCGGACACACTTGGCGTGCTTCGACTCCTGCCGTTTGGCGCGAGCCTTGAGCTTGCGGGCCGTCCCCCTCGCGGGCTTCGCTTGTGCCGTGCCGAGCATTACCGCTGGCTCCGATCCACGGCATAAGCCGCGTCCATCGCTTCGCCCATGCTCACGCCGTTGATGTCCGGCTCCTGCTCCACCGGCAGGGTCGGATAGTCCGAGCACAACGGGCAGGTATCCGTCTCGCGGCACTCGCAGGACGACCGCTCCCGCCCGTGCTCGTCTGCGCCCGTGATGAAGGTGGCGCAGGGGTAATCGGAGTCGCAGAACTGGCAACGATGGGTGACGGTGCTCATGACATCCTCAGAACGGAATCGCGGAATCGTCCGGCACTTCAACGCGCTGATCGGTCGGCGTCTCCGTCTTCGGCTTGGGCTTCAGCACGCGCCAATAAGGCAGGTTGCCGCCCTCCTGATACCGTTCGTTCTTGAAGCACACGACCTTGACGCCGTTGACTTCTCCGGTCAGGAAGTCGCCCTTGCCGCCTGTCTTCAACCACAACGCGCCCAACTCGTCCGGGTTCTTTTTGGTCTCGCTCACGCCGCTACTCCTTCCGCCATCGTCCGCATGGCGTCCACATGGGTCTGCACTTCCGTTAAAAACTGGCGCACGTCGGCGTCGTGCTGCACGATCGCCGCCTCGTCACGCATCACGCGGATCACGCGCAACTGCAACGCTTCATCGAAGTCGGGATGAAAGCTCACGAAGTCACACCACAACGCGCCGGTCAGCCACATCTCGTGGAGCATCTGGCGTTGATAGCGCAACTCGATCTCCCCGGCCCGCACGGTGTCCCAGTGCGTGGCCGCTTCCGGGCACTTGATCGAGATCAGCCCCTCGTAGTCGCCCAGGTGCCCATCAAGCGATGCCCCAGCCATCAGGTCGGTGTGTGCGAGAAAGCCCGTGCGCTCCACCAGCACTCGCTGGGCCTGCTCGTAGGCAAACCGCGCCAGCGGCTCCCGGTCGTTGCCGTCCTTCATGGCTTGCGTTTGGAACGTGTTACCCAGCGGCTTGCCCGTGCGCTGCTCTAGCGCCAGCCGAACGGCCAGGTTGACGCGCAATCCCTCGCCCGGCTTCTTGGGCTTGGAAAGCATGTCGTTTGCCACGGAGCCAGTGACGCGCCCGAGACGGGCCTTCAGCCAGTCGGGATTAGCCATGCCACCGTCGAGATGTTGCGGCACGTCGACGTGGATGAAGTTACGCATCCTTCACCGCCTTTACCGGCGCGGCGTCAGCGGCCTTGGCCTTCTTCTTCAGGTCTTCCCACTCGACAACCTTGATGTGCTTTGTGAATGCCACGTCGCTGCACTCCCAAGCCGCACCAAGCGCCTTCAGGCCGCTCAGGGAGGTTGTCTCTAAGTGCTTAATCCACTTGTCGAAGCCCTCCGGCGCGACCGACTTACCGGCTTTCTTGCCGTCGTCGTCCGCCTTGCGCGTGGCAATGTTCAACAGGTCGGTGGTGGTGTATCGACGGCCATACTCCACGGCAGACCCACGCGCCTGCACGTCGTTTTTGCTCCCGCTCTTGTCGGAGTCGGTCAGGAACACAGACTCGCGGCTGTGCCCGCCTTCGTGCGTGAGGATGCCGACGATCTGAATCTTCGCCTCGGGCCATTCCGTGCGGAACGACAGCGAGAACCCGAACTCAGCCAGGATGGGCCGCACGACCTCCACGATGTCCTCGCGGGGGGCGTAGGTGCCCATGTTTGTCTTGGCGTGCTCGTCAATGATCGGGATGCGCGGCTGCATCCTTGCAAACGCGACGTTGAACTCCTGCTCGGCAATACGGGTCAACTCCCGCTCGCGCATGTCCATCAGCGCCTGCAACTTCGACACGTCGAAGTTCGGATCGGCGGCGAACCGCTCGATCATCGCCAGCGCGGGATCGCTTTGCTGAACCGGCGCAAGCGCCATCTCTTTTACTGCTAACTGCGTCACTGTTCGCTCCTTCGGTTGTCGTAAATCTCGCCCGCCGTCCAGCACACCCACGCCACGGCCAGCAACAGCAGCACGGCGATCATCGGGGGCGCTCCGCTTGTCTAACCGCTGCGATAGCGACCTCAACCGCCCGAGTGACGGCGATGTCTTCTCCGCGAATGAATCCAGCGCGACCGAGGTCGAGCAAGTCCTTCAGCGCGTCCAGCAACGCCGCCCGATCCATCGCCAGCCGTGTAATCAATTCGTCAACCGGGGCAGGCGTCAGGGCTACCACCGTCGCCAGAATCGCGTCGGCCTGCTGCTGGGGCGTCACTTGCCTGCCCTCACATCCTGCCGCGCCGCCTGCTCCCGGCCTTCGACCACCAGCGGGTGCGCGTTCGCCATCACGCAATCCGCCGCATACCACGCCCGCCCGATGCGGATGTTGTCCTTGTCGTCGTTGTGGCCGATGCACGTCTCATCCCCACAGGCGCAGGGGAACGTCGTGTCGTCGTCCTCGTCGTGCTCGTTGATGGGATCGAGGAACATCACCGGCCCCCATGCGTCGTGCGGAAGTCGCTGAACCACGCGGGCCGCGTCTGCTTCGGCGGCTGGACGGGGAACTTCTCCCGGTTCGCTTTCGACACTTCCGGCTTGCCCTGCTCGGCCCTGATCTTCTGGGCCACTTCCCACGACTTGTCGCTCGCAATCGGTGTGTTGTTCATCGCCTGACCTCTGCGACCAGAGCCGCCATGCCCCGGCCAATTAAGTCCATTGCCTGCTGCACTCGCGCCGTGGGGTCATCCAGCTTGAAATGCCCACGCAGTTCATCCATCAGCGCGATCCAAAACGACTGCGGCAACGCCCCGAGCCGCAGCGCCGACAAGTGCCCATCCCCGCTCAACTGGCGCGTCATCTGCCCCGCATCCAGGCCCAGCAGAATCGCCGCTTCCTTGCGCTGCATCGTCCGGTCAATCGCATTGCCAATCAGCGGCAGAATCCACTCGGCATCAACCGGCTTGACGGTCGCTTGACCCTTCGGCGTGGCCCCGATCAACGGCAGGTCAAGAGGCTTGGCTTCCGCTTGACGCAGCGCCCCTGCGAGACTTCTAGACATGAGGAACCACACGATCCGACCCGCCGCCATCGACCAGCACCGGCACGAACCACTCGTGACCGACGAGGCCACTCGGCAGCAGACCTACAAGGCGCTCATTGCGCGAGTCGAGCGCCGGAGACTGCGCCTCAAAACGGCGGTCGCGGAGCTGCAACGGTTTCTGGAGGGGGAGGCTAACCATGAGTAGCCTCGGGCGTGGTAGGCTGGAAGTCCTGCCGAATCAGCCCCTTACAGATGGGGCGATCAAACATGGTGTGAGCGCCATGCACGTAGACAGTGCAGGTAGTATCAGACCTTGTGATTTTGCCGCACATATTCGCGCCCATCATCTGAATGCTCGTTCAAATAGTGCGCGTTACGCGGCATCCGCGTCGGACAGTGCCTCCACAGGCACATTCAGGAACCGGGCGATGCGAACCGGGTTCCGCAGCGACTTCAGCTTGAAGCCCTGCCGCACCCGCGTGATCCAGGTGCGATCACACCCAACCGCGTCGGCCAGCTTCTGGTCGGTGAGGCCCTGAGCCTTCATCGCCTCGGCCACCGTCTTGAACTGCTTGTGGTGAGTCTTGCGCGTCATGTAGAGCAGTCTACGTGCGCGGCCTTCACCTTGTCAACAGAAAAAGTGAGTTTGCTGCACGGTGACTAAAACACACAATTTCAGGCGGGGAACCTGCTATTCTCGCGGAGCCATTCCATGAACCGGGAGTCGTTACAGGCACGGGTGCGGCACCGCATCAATACCCTTGTGGACCAGGGCGACGTGTCCCACGTCACGCTGGGTGACCATCTGGGCCTTTCCCGATCCGCCGTGACACGGCTGCTCAATGACAAGGGCGGCATCTCCCTCGCCCACATCGAGAAGTTGTGCGCGTTTTTTCAGATTACGGCGGCGGAACTGATGGCCGAACCGGATGCCCTCATCCAGCCGCTCAAGCCGATTGAGGCGGCAATCGTGTCCTACCTGCGCCAGATGAGCGAGCTGGAGCGACGGAGCCTCCTAACGCTCTTGGAGCGCCCCGCCTACCAGCTCGCCAAGGGGAAACGCGCCCGATTGGGCCGCGCTATGTTGTCCGTGAAGGAACAGGAGTTGATCGATCTCTTTGCACGGGTGAAGCGCGACGGGGTGCGCGAGGGCGTCCTAAAGACCCTGCGCGGGGCCGCGCAAGACTCGGACGCGGTGGCGAAGCCGCATACGACCGAATAATCAACAGCAGCCCCTCGGCAATCTCCGGCGGCATCCGATCCGCCCAGACCCGATGATCAGTGTACTGCTCGTCTGTGAACCACACCCACGGCATACAGCGTCTCCTATCGTCAGAGGGAAGCGCCAACGATAAGACAAACGGATGAGCTTTGCAATTAATTGTCACGGTGTTTTCAGGTGAGAGTTTTTAGCGGCGTGGCCGTCTATGATCAGGGCGTTGTCGATCATCGGCGGTGACAACTCGCGGGCGGGACTGTGGGAGGATCAGCAACCGTGAAACGTCTCGCCCTCCTCGCGGTCTTCTGCGTCGGCTGCTCCGGCTCCCCCACCGCCCCCAGTGCGCCGGTAGTGGTGACGCCGCCTGCTGTGGCTGCTGCACCGCCAGTGGTGACCACACCGGCCACGCCAGCGCCCAACCCGCTGCTGAGCGATCCGCGCTTCAATGCGACCTTTTATCGCCTGTTCGTGTCGAACAGGTTGAACCGCTGGAACCAGCCCCCACGGGTCTATCTGCGAACGGTAGACGATGGGAACAACCCCATATCAGCCGCCCTCCTCGACCAGACCGCCGCCGCCCTGATCAACACCACGGGCCAGTGGACGGGGGGCGCGTTTGGACTCGCGGGGATGGAGCGCGGAACCGGCACACGCCAGGGACAGAACGGGTGGATCACCGTGGCGTGGGGGAATCTCCCCGGCTACTGTGGGACCGTCTCCCTTACCGTGGTGGGTTTCGATGGGGCCGTCCAATCGAACGTGATTATGATGAATCACACCATCCCCGTTTGCACCTGTGGGCCGTTGGTGATGAAGCACGAATTAGGCCATGCGCTCGGGTACGCACACACGGACAGCACGTCTGATCTCATGTCGGGCACCCCAGTTAGTGGCGTCTGCGACAAGCCGCTCAGTGCGCGGGAGGCGTTCCACGCAACCGTCGCGTATTCCTCGCCCGCCGGGAGCTACGCGCCTTAGAGGAACCGTGACAGGCTCATGCCGGCCACGGTTCCGAACGCGGCCCCGACACTGTATGCCAGTGCGGCACCGCGAACCTCTGAGCGCCCCGCCCCTCGCGCATTCGACCACCACAAGGCGCTGATGGCCCAGCCAGTCAGGAACGCGGTCGCATAGTTCCCCTTGGCGATCTGGGCGACGTTCAGGGCCACCAGGGCCACCTGAAGGAACGCCCGACCAAACAGGCCGAGATAGACCACTAGACCGGCTCCGCGCCGATGGTGGACTCGCCGTCGCATCCACTACAGCCCCAACAGGTAGACCCGTCACGCGGGCAAATCACCGCATCCGGCCCAGCGTCCCCGTCCCCCTGCGCTCGGTTCACCCGCGCCCGCAGACTCCGCACGATCAGCGACATCGCGGCCAAGTCCATGAAGGTATCGTCGAGCGATTCGTGGTTGGGTTCCTCATGTTTATTGAGGAGATTCACCACGCGGTGATACTTCTCGGACAGGCGCAGGAACGCCGCCCGCCACGGTTCGACGCCGCCGTCTCTCGCGCTCTGGACGTAGTTCTTCAGCGGGTCCGACGTGTCCGCATAATCGTGTCCCTTCGACAGATGGAGCGCCTTTAAGTCGTCAAGTGCGGCGAGAAACCCCGGATCACCAGCCATTAGTCGTCATCTCCGTCGAATTGAAACCGTTCGCATATTTCATTCATGATCGCCTGTTCGATCTCGTCCATGACCGCCTGCGGCTCGGGCGTGTTCGTGTGCTTGAACGCCCGGTGGTAACCCCGGACGATGCCTGTCTCCACCGCGTCACGCATCAGCGGATAGACCTTGGCGCGGATCGTCCCGCCGTCAATCTTGGGTTTCACCATCGGCCACCTCCGCAAGCGCCAGCACCGCTGGAATCATCCAATCGGAGAGGGCGCTGATGCCCCGATCTGCGAGACGCAACAGGGCCGCAATCCCCGCCATGACGGTCACGACGGCGATCATCGGCCAGAACACACAGAGCGCCAGGAATCGTTTCATACGCTACTCACTGGACGGCGCTTCTTGACCGCCCGCCGATACCGTCGATACCAGACGTCCACGTCATGGCTCGACAACTGCCCCATTGCCTTGCGCGTCTCCCGCCTGACCCGCGCTTCTGTCCACGTCGGATAGCGACGGTGCAGCAGTTCATGGATCAGGCTATCGACCACGCTTACCTTCGGGTTGATCACCACGGCTTGCGCGTTGTGGTCGCACAGCCCCTCAAGGTGGTGCGTCGGGTCGATGAGGGTCGCTTCGTAGATGCGGCCCTTGCTCAACTCCTCGGCCACTTCGCCTAGTCGCTCGGCGGCGGTCATTCATTCGCCCCGGAACACCGTCAACACGCCGCTGGCGAGCACCTGTTGATCGGCGTCGAACGCCATCGCCTGAACCTGTAACGTCCCTCTCGGCAAGTCGCGCCAGTAGATCAGATGCTGTGTGCGCCCACCGCTCAACTCGAAACTGCTCTCGCGTTCAAAATCCCCGGTGCAATGCACCTCGGGCGAATCCGGCGCGAATGCCGCCGAGCACGCATACACACTCAGCCAGCGATACCGCTCGGACACATCGGGTAGCGTCACCACCACCGTGACCAGACGCGGCTCGGTCAGCACCCGTAAGCGCAAGCGATCACGCTTCGGGGCGGTTGTCCCACCCAAGGCGAACAACACGCCGCAGAGGATCGCCAAGAGCGCGAGCACGCGGATCACGCCGCCACCTTCCCCGCCGGCACGGTGTAATACGCCGTTCCGACTAAGCCTTCTGACGCCGACCAGATGAACGCCTCAGCCGCTCGGATGTTGCCGGTGTAGGTGTTCTCCGCGTGCCACGCATCCACGCCCGCCAGCGACGGCAGAATCCGCACGCGCACGCCATGCCATTCTTGGACTTGCGTTTGATGGAAGTGCCCAGTGTGCGCCTCCCGGAACCGCGTCCGGCCAAACATTGCCGCCTGCTCGGTCGCCATGAGCAAGGGATAGTCGGCCCGCTTCCCCTTATCCCCGTGGCAGAGCATCAACATGACCTTGCCGAACTCCACGTACTTCCGCTGGGTCGGCGCGTTGTCGATCACGACATCCTTGCAGCCGTCATAGACGCACGACAGGGAGTCGCCCAGATGCCACACGCTGTTCCTGTCATGGTTCCCCGGCACCATCACGACGCGGACGCGGGCCAGCTTGCGGCACCGCTCAATGGCCCGTTGTGTCATCCGTCGAGTGGAGAGGAAGACCTTGTAGTAGCGCGAGTCGGTGTCCTGCGGGGTGCCTGCCGTGGTTTGGTTCGACCTTGAGTCAACGTGTAGCAAGTCGTTCCCGACCGCCAGCACGATCTCATCGAAGCGATACGCGCCAGTGCGCTGCAACAGCGTCTCGACAGCGGCATCGTGAACCGCCTCCGCGATCTTCGTGTCGTAGCTGTCGTGGCCGGTTTCCCCTGACCATGCCAGCTTCCCGTTGTGCAAGTCCGCGATGTTGAGTTCCAGCATGTAGCCCGACTTCGGCGCTTTCGGGGCCACGGCCTTGATCGTCGGCAAGCCCTTACGGGCCTCGGTCAGCAGGGCGTCTACTTCCGCCCGTGCCGCGAGGAGATCAACCTTACGCTTGAGCCACGCTTTGACCTGGTAGAGCGGGGTGACCTTAATGTCAGCGGTGTCCTGTGGGCCGACCTTCGCCGCCGTCTCCCACTTGTTACAGACGTAGCGTTCGACTTCCCACTCGCTGGTGTCAATCTCGCAGACCCGGATCAGGTCTTTCAGGCTCTTGACACGCTCCGGTGTCACCCGCGAGACGGTCGCCTCGTTGCCGCTGGTGGCAAACGCATCCGCCGCCGTCGCCGCCGACCGATGCACCGTCTGCGCTCGCAGGGCCGCGAGGTCTACCAGACCCAGTGACGCAGCACGATGGGCGCGAGCCTCAAACGTCGGGCGCGGCAACCCGAGCGCCTTCGCCGCCTGCACGACGTTCCCGCCATGCGCCGTGAGCGCGGCCACGGTCTGCTTGAGCACGGCGTCGGAGAGTGGCTTCTGGGCCATTACACGCGGTTGCGCTTCGGTCGCTTGATGGACTTCTTGCCGACTTCCTTGGCCGCTTCCTCGATGCCCTTCTTGAGCAGCCACGCGCCGAGCTTCTTCAGCCAGCCCTTCATCGGGGCCTCGGGGCGTAGATCGCGGCGATATTCGACGCAACCACAATGCACACACCCGCGACGAACTGTGGCGATTTCACCGCATCCCACGACGGCACCGCCGCCAACATGGAGCCGATACCAGCGAGACAGCCCGAGAGAATGATCCAATGCTGTGACGAGAGCTTCATGGTTTGTGCTGTCCTTCCCCCTCTGCGGGTTTCTTGCCCTTGCTGAACTTCGCCAAGAGGTAGGCCACGCCGACCACCAGCGCATTCAAGACATCCGTGCGCCACTTCATGGCAACCCCAGCGCGGCTCGCCATTCGGCGCGGTGCTTCTTGATGCTGTCGGCCATCGGCATCCCGGCGAGGTAGTCGAACGTAGTCCGACCAAACCAGCGCCCCATGCCAGGATTCGGAGGCTGGCCCGCCAGCGCGTAGTCTGCGAACAGCGCGACGCCAATCTCATCGAACACCGGATCGCCGGGATACGGCGGGAGTGCGGGACTCGGCGCAGGCGGGGCCACGACCGGCATCGGCTTCACCCACGCGCCCGGCCCCGGCAGATTGATCGCATCCCACGACGGCTGGGGATTCGGCCCACCAGCCCCACGGATCACATCGAACACCGTGACCGGCTGGCCCGTCGCGGGATCGTGGCCGGGGCCTTCCCCGATGTAGTTGATCGCGTCGTCGCTGATGTCGTTCGGATTACCGCGCTTACCGTTCAAGCCGAAGCGGGCATCAATCGCGTGGAGGTTCGACGCGAGGATACGAATGAAGTCTTCCGTCTGCGCGTTGCCCGTGTGGGCGTTGGCCCACGCCACCGGATAGAGCCGCTTGCAGTTCTCCACTTCCACCAACATGTTGGGAATCATGCGCCGTCATCCTCCGTCGTCACTGCGTACACCCGCCCATGCCCCACCAGCACATCGCCAGCGACCGAACGGATCGTGAGTTGCGTGTAACTCAAGGGGTGCTGCTCATCGAGGCGGAAGGACACGATCTGTGTCCACACCGACCCTCGCGCCGTCTGCTCAGGCTGGTCTTTCTGGAAGGCGAAGCCAGGGCGACGGTCTTCAGCCGGGGACCAGTCGCGGGTCATTTGGCCTGCTGTGCGCCGATCAGGCGGTTGACACCTTCGCTAATGGTGTCGATCTTTTGGCTAACACTGACGCGCCACTCCTGATCCGAGACGCGGGAGGCTTCCAGATTAGTGACGCGGTTCTCCATGCGGACCAGCGTGAACACGCCATAGAGTCCAGGGATGCCGATGCCCGTGGCGATGCCCAGCCAGAGGCCAATCACCACCGACCAATCCCACCCCTTGTCTACCCGGTCCGTCATTTGATGTCTCGGTAGAAACTGTGATTGCCGACTTGAATAACAGGCGTATGCCCCTGCGCCCACTTCGGTCTAGGCGTCATGGTGGCGACTATGTAATGCGTCGAACCCTTGGTGTTATCACGCAGGTAGTCCCCGATCGCCAGATGCGCGATGCCGATGCACTCGCGCACGGCCGGATCGGTGATCGGTGTCCCCGCCGAGAACTGCTGCATCAGGCCCAGCAAGCGGTCGTAGTTGCGCTGTCCACCCGCAGGCGTCCAGCACGAGAATTGATCTTTCTGAAGGCACACGCCGCTGTAGCCCGATCCCCACCATCCCGGCTTCTGGGCGCGGTTGCGGATCACATTGGCGACGGCGATGATGCCCTGCACCGGCTCCGATCGCGCTTCGGCCCACAAGGTCGCGGCGACTCGTTGGGCGTCGGTGGCTTTCTCCACCAAAGGGCGCATCTCGTCAGGGAGCCAGGTGAGCGTCATTCGTGCGATCCTCCAGCCAAGAGCGCCAAGAGCGACTGGCGCAGGATCGGATCGGTCAGGGTGCTTTTGCCGATCTCGTTCGCGCCAATGGCGATCCGGCTTCCCGTTGAAGGCGTTGCCAACAGGCGCATCAGCGCACCCGCCGCCGCACCACCGACCGGACCACCACCCGCCGCGCCAAGACCCGCAGCCCCGAGTGCCGCCCAATCGCGGCCACCGCCGAGCATGTTGTTATTGGCTTCACGCTCGACCGCATCTTCGAGCGCCCGCGTGCCGCCGAGCAGCTTCTGGGTTCTCGCGTTCTGGGCGCCGACACCAGGCACCTTCCGCTCAATGCCGCCCTTGAAGCCTCGCGCCACGGCGGTATCCAGCAAGTCATCCGCCGACAACTGCTTCTGTGTGCCGCGCTCCATCATGCGGTACGCCCCGCTGGAGGCATCCTGCGCGGTTTCCTTGAGCGTTTGGGCGCGAGTCAGGGGAATGTCGCCCCCACGCCCGCCCGTGGTGCGGAGAATCGCTCTCCCGCGCTGGCCCACCTTGGCAAGTTCGTCGGCTTGGCCGATGTCGGCCCGCTTGCGAAGCTCACTCACGACGGGCTTGAACTCGCCCAGCACGTCACCAGCCACCACGCCCTGCGTGCCGGCCGCTTCCGCGTCCTTCACCATCCGCATGGCGGCATCCCGAGACTGGCCGAGCCTGCGGGTGATCTTGTCTACGCCGCCACGGCTAATGGGCACACGCTCATCAAGCAGCGTCCCGGCGATCTCTTTCGCGTCCCCAAAGGAGTCTTTCAGCCCCTGCTTCGGCTTCAGCAGGCCACCATAGAGCCGACGCGCCAATCCCTGGATCACCCCAATGGTGGGCTTCGCGGCCACGTCCACCAGAGAGCCGACGCCCACACCGCCACCCATCGCGCCGTCGAGCAGCGACCCGCCACCAGAGGCACGGATGCGCTTCACGGTATCGAGGTCTTCGATGCTGTGATCCCAAAAGCCTTTCTTCTTGGGTTCGTCGCCAGCCGCCGCAAACACTTCTTCCATGTCGGCGTCAGTCGGATCGCTTTCTCCGTGCCAGTCGAACGTGACCTCTCGGCCCTGTGCGTTCTTGACGGTGTATTGCGGCATCTACTGTTTCCGAATAATCGTGAACTTGCTCTTGGGCGCGGCTCCGTCTCGGGAGGTCGCCGGTTTCATGGGGCCGATACCGCCATATTGCGCCGCTGCTGCATCGAAGCGCCCCGCACTGTCGCGGATCAGTCCCAGTTGCCGAATCAGGTTCTCCGGGCTTTGGTCCTGTCGGATGGACGCCTCGGCGTTCTGGAGTAATGCCAATTCCTTCTCGGACACGTTTCCGAGTGCGCCCCCTGTCTTGCTGGCATCGCGCATCTTTTGCAGTTGCTCAAACGCGAGGTTGGCCGCGAGTGATTCCAACTCTGCCCCAACATCTCTCGCCTCGGAATTAACCGGCAGGCGCGCAATCATCGACCCCATCACGCCAGCCGTCCGGCTATTGATGCGGCCCTTCGATTCGGGGTCATTCGGATCGCCGATCAGGTCATTGATCTTGCGAACAATGCTGTTCGATTTCTCCTGCCCGAACGACGCCTCTGGTTTCGTCTTGTCCGGTGCCGTAAACAACACCGTTCCGTCGTCTCTGACCAGGTTGCCGCCGACCACATGCGTACCGGGACGCGGCGCCTTCTCAGGCTTCTGCGGCTCGTTCCCCATGTCCAGCCCACCGGCAGGAATCTGGTCTTCCTGCGCGAACCGGATCGACTTGTTGCCGGTCTTGGGGTCGGTGTAGGTGTACTGCACCTTCTTCGGCGTCAGATCAATCCCCTCGGCAAACGCCATGCCTTCCATGTCCGCGATCGGGACACGGCGCGTGATGCCTTCGCCAATCATCCGGCGCACTTCGCGCTCGTTGTTCTTCTGGCGATCACCGGCCAGCACGCGATCCTCCTGCCGGCCCCGGAACTTCTCGTCGAGGTCGTTCTGGCGCATCGACTCACTGAGCCGCGCCCGCTCCAGTTCTGTCCGTGCGGCGGCTTCCTGCTCACGCGCCTGCATCTGTGCGCGGAGCATCTGCTCCCCGATGATGTCTTCCAGGGCTTTACCGGCCCCAAACGCCGCGCCTGCGATCGCCACTAGCCACCTCCGGTCGGATCAATCGGCAGGCGGTTGCCGCTCGTATTCGGCGCGCCTCCGTATTGATCAAGCTGTCCCAACCCGCCGAGGATCGACCCCGCCAACCCAGCCCCGCCGAGCAGCTTTTCCAGCAAGCCCGACTTCTGCAACGCCGCCTGAGTCGCGGGCGGCATGTTCAGCACATCGGGCAGTGTCAGATTCGGCAAGCTCACACCGGGGATGTCCGCGAATTTCGACGGGCCACTCCGCAGACCAGACACGCCACGCTGCGCGAGTAGCGATCCCGCTTCCCGTGCCTCAGGCCCGAGCGCATTGATGATCGAGTTACTGGACGAGCCGTTGATCGGCTGAATGCGCGACAAGAGACTCCCCGCCATCGCCTGACGCGCTTGCGTGCTGCCCTCCTGCTGGGTGAACTGCTTGCGCTGCAAGTCCAGACCGGCGCGGAACTGGTTGTCGCTGTTCTGCATCGAGGCGCGGGTGTTCGCGTTGTCGTTCGCCATCGACGCACGGGTATTCGCGTTGTTGCTCTGCAAGAGCGCCCGCTGCAACAGGTCAGAGTTCTGCCCCTGCTGCTGCTGCAGGCGCTGCTGGTTCTCCGTGATCCGCTGGTCGGCTGAGCCTTTCGCGGCCCCGCCAAGCAGTTTGCCGAGCAGTCCGGCTACGCCGGTAATCGCCGGGAGGGCGGCCATGAACGGCATTTACAGCCCTCCCATGATGATCTGCAAGGCGCTCTGATTCAGCGACTCCGTGCCCAGTAGACGGCGCAAATCCAGATCGCCAAATCCCAGTTGGCCCTGCAAGTTCAGCCCCTGCTGCTGCATCGCCGCCGACACCTGCGCGAGGCGCGTCTGCAACTCGCGGGAGGCTTCCGCGTCACCCGTCGCCGCCGCCAACTGCAAGCCAGCCTGCAATTCCTCCCGGCGCTTGTTCATCTCGCCGCCGAGCAGGTTGGCGTTATAGCTCGCCGTGTTGAAGCCCTGATCCTGCACACCCTTCATAATCAGGTTGTCGAGATAGCCCGACTCGCTCTGACCATTCGCGGCGGCACGTTCCGCCGACGCGAGACGGTTGCGCTCCTGCCCGCGCTGTGCGCCCGCCCGGAACACTTCCACCTGTGGGGCGAGTGTCGGGTCATCGAGTGACGGCGTGGTCTGCGCCTTCGCCATGTATTTCAGCAGCGCATCCTGATAGGCGCTCTGAATCGGCGTTTTCGTCGGCGTCTGACCGAACAGGGCCGCGATGTCCGGCGGGAGGGTCGAGGACGGAATCGTCGAAGACGTGCTCCCGCCAGACGCGGGCATCGACGGCACCGCGCCACCCGTGGTCGTGGTCGGTGGGGGCGTGGTCGTCGTCCCCGTCCCCGTCCCCGTAGGGACGTAGCCGAGGCCACGGCCCGTGACCTGATTCCACACGCCCCTCGTCCACTGCTTGGCGTCCATGTCCCACAGGGGGGTCTGTGGCCCTTGCCACTCCCAGCCGTTGCCCGCCTTCAGCACTTCATTGGGCGAGTTGACCGGCGAGCCGCCGTTGTAGTCGTAGCGCCCACTCGGGGGCGGCGGGGCGACACCGTTGTTGTAGTTCGGACCCGGATCGTAACCAGGTGCCCACACGCTCGACCCATTGCCGGTGAACGGCGGTGGGGGCGTGTAGTCCGGCGACGTGTCTTCTTCCCAATTGCCGTTTGCGTCGTATGCCATCGCGTTACCTCATCGCCTGCTGCAAGAGCGCCTGCTGATCCACGGGTTCCTGTTGCGCCTGCAACGCCGCCATAATCTGCGCCATTAAGTCACTCTGCTGCCCCGGCATCACCACGGGCATCGTGTTCGACGCGGGCGCACCGCTGGACGCGACACCAGTCGCGGGGCCTTTGTTCATGCCTTCCACGTCATGGCCCCACCAGAATCCATTCGATGAGTCCTTGTCCCGATCCGCCGCCATGAGCACGTCGATGTCATAGACCGGCACACCCGAGGCCCCATCGCTCAACGCGCCGTTGAAGTTCACACGGTCTTTGCCGTCGAACGTCGCGCCCTTGAATCGCGCCTGAAACTCGGGGCTGCCGACGATGGCCGCGATCTCGCTGGGCTTGTTCTTCCCCGCCAGGAAGCTGGCCGCGTCGTACTTGACCGACTTCATGTTGGGGTTGTCCCAATTCTTCTGGTCGTAGCCTGACGGAGCCGCGCCGGAACGCGCACGACCGCCGCCCGTCGTGTTCGACGTAGACCCGCCGAGGTTCTGCTGCAAGGCGTCCTGCCCATACGTCGGCCACGGCTTCCCAAACATGTCTTTTTCAGGCATTCCCATCGCTACACCACCGTAATCGTGCCGATGGTCCCATCGGCCTTGACCACTTTCAGGGTTGCCCCGTCCGTGGTGTAAATCGTGATCTTCCCCACCGTCGCCGCCGGCACGTCATCCGCCCCCACCGCCACAATCGAATGCGTCCCGTCGCTGTCGTGATTCACTGCCGCCCAGGTATTCGCTGCCGCCGCGATCTCCTGCAACTGCGAGACGAGGGCCGCGCAGAACGCTTGCAGCTCGGGGAGCTTCGTCGTCCGCAACTGGTCAATCCACGTCAGCAGAATCCTCATCGCGCCACCGGCTCCCCGACCTTGTAGGGCACCGCAATCGCGTCAATCGTCGGGGTCGTCACCGACTCATACGCCGTGCCGCTGTAGCTCATGGTCACGGTCAAATCCAGCACCGACACGTCACTCATCTGCACCGATTCCAGCGACTTCTCGACGACCGAGATGCCGTTGTCGTCCTGCGTGGCGTCCATCGTGAACGTCTCCGTCACGGTCTGCGTGGCGTCGTAGTTGGGGATGAGCGACACGCTGCAACTCAGGCTCCCCGAGGTATCGCCCTGCGGGTTGCGGTAGTAGAGCGTCGGTGCCCAGATCGTCGCCTTCTTGCCGGGGCCAAACGTGCGTCGAGCGCGGACCTTAGTCGTGAACGCAATCGACCCATCCAGCACACAGCGCGGCCCCCACGACCGCAGCAGGGAGTCGCCGCTGTCATCCTTGCCGCCGACGTAGAGCCGAGTCGAGTTGTCGGACGAGTCCTGCGCCACGACCGCACAACGGATCGTCGCGTTCAGGCCGGCCAGCGTGGTGTCGGTGCCGAGCATGGACGAGCCGAGCGTCCAGCCGTTCGTCTGCCCCGCCAGCGAGAACCCCGACCACTTCCGCTTCACCGTGTCGGTGACGAACGCGCAGTAACTGCCCAAGATGCTCGGCGCGGTGTTGGAAATCTGCAACAGCAGCACCCGGCGGAACGGGTCGTAGCACAAGACACTGGATGCCGCCGTGATCGTCTGCGAGCGCATGTCGCGTCCAATCGGCTCCGAGAACGGCAGCACCGCGCCGTAGGCCAAGCGATAGACCGCATGGTCATCGGCAAAGTAGATCGCGCTGAAACCGTCTTCCGTCTCGCCGTTCGCCAGCACGCGCTGGCCGACACAGCCGAAGTTCTCCGAGATCAGCACCCGCGAGAACGGCCCATCGGGGTCTTGCGTCGGGATCAGTTTGTGGACGCTCCCGAGCTTCAGCGGGTAGACATCGGTGTAGATCGTGCCGAGCGCCGTCACCGGCCCCGCGTCCCCGATGTTCAGCCACAAGCCGTTGGGGACGGATTCATCATCGCCCACGTCCGTCGCTGCGAGGGTGCGCGTGAACCAGACGCGGTTGTTCGCGGGCGTGGTCTGTCCTGCCGTCGCCGTGGTTTCCCACGCGCCCGCCATGATCAGGCGGCTGCTGTCCGTCGCCAGGCACTTGGCCGAAGGCGGCGGGATGTTGCTGTTCAGCACCGGAGGGGCATCGCCGTCGTAGCTGGCCGGCGCGGTTGAGTCGTCATAGGTCGCGCCGTTGGCCGTCTCCGCGAGTTCTTCGTAGAGGTCGTAGACATCGCCCGCCGACGAAATCAGGCCATACACGACCCAATGCGTGGCGCTATCGACCACCGTGGGGCCGGTAATCCGTGCCGCCGTGCCCGCCCCACTCGGGGTGAACGAAATCGCCGCCGACAGTTCCGACTCGGCCACAATGTCGGTGCCGTCTTTAATGCGCTGCGAGAACCGATACTGCCGCGCCGTCGCCGCGTAGGCACCCGCGCCGGTATTCGCCGCCGACCCCACGCCTGAGACGGTCAGGCCCACACGTCGGACGCTCGTTCCGTCCCAGCAATGCAGGCGATTCACCGCGCTGTCGTAGGCCAGAAACAACTTGCCGTTGAACGACACGCTGTGCATCTCGGTCAGCTTGTCCGGGTTTGGGGTGTCAATCAGCGTGACCGGCGTCCAGACCCCAGCCACCCGCCGCGCACAGGCCACCGTGCCGGCGTTGTAGGCCGCTGCCCACAGTTCTTCGTCGCCGTCGTTGGTGACGTGTCGCCCCGCCCACTGAATCTCGCCCGTAAACCCGGACGACGTGAGGCTGTCATCGGAAAAGGCATTCCGCATCGAGACGAACGAATCCGAGAGGAAGCTGAGATTGTCAGCTTCCAAGACCGTGGATTCCCCTTCCAGCGCGAACCCGCGTTGGTTGAGTCCCCCGGTCGTGCCGAGGTTCCACGTCTGGATGGACGGGCTAGACAATTCCCAACCCCGCACGAATGGAGGCTTTCACCAAATCCGGCGCGGCGACATAGGCGGTCTTCACCGAGGCCACATCGTCGAGCGCGGCCTGCGCGACCAGTGGAGCCAGCCAGGTATCGACGTGAATCTGCGCGACCTGTTTGGCGGTCTTGGTGGCGTCTAGTTTCCGCAGCACCTTGAGTTGCGCGTCGGTGACCGTAATGGTGAGGTCAGCCAAGCGTCACGCCCCCAATCCCGGACTGCTGCCCTGTGATCTTCGCGCTGTCGTACCATGTCGTCGTGCCACTCGCGTCGGAGTACTCCAGTCGGGCCGCGTAGTGATACCCCACCGCCGGGGTCACGTCGAGGAACGACGCCAGCGCGGCGGTATAGGCCGCGCCAACACCACTCACCGAGTTGGCACTATTCGCGGTCGGGGCCGTGGTCGTGTCCAGTCCGATGGCCGTTGCCATACTGACGGCAGACGTGCCGTTAGATGGCGTGGACAGCGCCCGCAACGAGACGGCATACTCGGCAAACGGCACAATGAACTCGACGCGGTTTGATCCGCCGTTCGCTTCGCGCCACGTCGCCGTCGTATAGGCGTAGTTGCCGGTGTTGCCCTTCCACAGCGTGCGCGGCAACTGGTGGTAGTAATTCGCCACCAAACACTTGGCCGCGCTCACCTCGGTCTGCCCTGAGACGCCCGTGGTTCGCATACAGCCGACAAACCGCTTGCCGGTGCTTCCAGTGAGCACCAGAACGCCATCTTGGGTGGTGAGGGCTGTGGCGCGGGTGGTGTCATTCGTCCACGCGGTCAGACTCAGCGCGGGCGTGCCGCTGTTGTAGTCGATGAACACGTCGTACATCTGGTTCGTCGTGGCAGGCACCGCGATGGACAACTGCGCCTGCGAGAACATCACCCACGCCGACCCGGAATAGAGCGCCAGTTGGTTGCCCCGGTAGGGTGCCCAATAGAGCGTGGTCGCCGCCGTCACGTCGGCGGTGGTCACCGGGGTGCCCGTGGTCAGCGTGAGCCGACCGTCGCAGGGGTATTTCCAGCCCGTCGTAATGGCATCAATCAGCGCCTTCAGCGCGATGACGTTATCGACAACATCCGAGTTCCATGTGGACGCCGGGACCACGTAGCCCGTCGAACGTGTAGTGGGTGCAACGTACGCCATCAGCTACCTGCGGGGAAATTCGGCCCCAATTGCGAGGCCAGCGCGAGGCCGTCACTCGAAATCGAGGTCATGCCGGATGCCGTCTCGTGCATCCAATACTTGAACTGCGCTTCTCGTTCACGCCGACTCGACGCCACCGCCGACAACCGCGAGTCGTCCAGATGGCGGTATTCGTCTTCCAGCGCCCCGAGAAACAGCAGATCGTGAAAGTCAGTCGGCAGAATCGGGACATCCGCATCCGCCGACAACGCCGTTAGCACCGACGTGACATCCGCCGTGTACGTCAGAATCGCGTCCGGCGTCTGGTAGAGATACAGGTCGTAGGTGGGAGCCGCCCCGCCCGTCGTGCCGCGCCAAATCCAGAAAATCGGCGTCCCCTGGTTGTCCGTCACCGCTTCCGGCGACAACTGGCGATACTGCGCCAGCGTCATCGGGTTGAGATACCGGCGGTTGGCCGTGTCCCAAATCCGGTTGATCTTCGCCACGCTCGAAATCTGGTAGAGCGCCTGCCCCGCCACTGAGGGGAAGGTGGTCGTGGTGTCCCGCAGATGCTGCAAACCGGGCAACGATGCCAAGCGGCGGTAATGGCGGTTGATCGCCGCCAGAAACCGCGCCTTGGTCGTCGTGTTGAGCGTGGTGGCGTTCGCGTTCGTCTCCCGCGCCAACTCCGTCTCGATCTCCAGCAGCGTCATGGGTTAGGCCGCGACCGATTCCCGCACGCTCACATACCGCTTCGCCCGATGCTCGGCCATGAACCACGCCAAGTCCTCACGCGACAGCTTTTCGTAGTCGATGCCGGTCAACTGCGCCACGATGTTGCAGGGGCCGGGCAGCATGTTCTTGAGCGCCGAGCCTTTGCCAATCACCGTCTGCGGCACGACAATCACCATGCGGGTGAGTTCGTCCGTCGCCGGATCGAGTTCCGGCACCAGCGACACCTTGATCGGGCTACCGTCGTGCAACTTGATCACCGCGTTCTGCGGCTCCAGGGTGTTGAGCGCGATCACTTCCATCACGGTCAGGTCTTCGACCAGCAGCGGATAGGTGCGGCTCACGATCTTGGTCTTCGCGTCCATCGTGCCGTAGAAGAATTCGCTCTTCAGATCGGGCCGCGGGTGCGCCTGATCGCCCAGCGGGTTGAACACGCTGATACCAGGGCCAATCTTGTTCTCGGGAATCGGTTCCCGCGCATCGGCAATGCCCTTGGTGACGGCATCGGCCAGCGCGGCATTACCGGAGGCCACCGTCGCCATGACGGCCTGCAAGTCAGAGAGCGTCATCGTGATCGGCGTGGCCGGGGCCACCGGAGCGGGTGCGACCGCCACAGGCTCCTCGATCACCGGCACCGGGACGAGCGCGTTGGCTTCCTCCTCGGTCAGGTCGATCTCGGGTGCGCCGTCGTCCTGCATCTCACCCGCGAGCAGCACGTTCTTCTTCTTCCACGAACCTTTGGACATAGACTCTCCGAAAAGGAGCGGGAAGCGTCTCCGCGAGACGCCTCCCGACTCAGGGTTATTCGAGCGCGAGCATCACGCCGTTGCACTCACCGTTGCCGCCGGTCGAGAGCATCGTGCCCACATCGACAAAGCCCGCCGTGGCCGCGTCATTGATGACCGCCGCGCCAGCCGCCGAGGTCGGGAAGCCGACCGCCAAGCCCACCGCCGGGGTGCCCGCAATGAGCGCACCGCAGGCACCGGCACGCTGCAACCAGCCGAACTCCGAGGCCGCGATGATGTAGGTCGCCACACCCACCACGGGGCCGGTCAGCGTGGTCACGGGAACCTGAATCACCCCGTTGTAGGGGTTCGGAACCAGGTCGATGCGGGTCGAGGAGGTCAACGCCACGCGGAGCGGTTCCGCCAGCGTCAACACCAAGGTGGCCGACGCATCCGCCGCCGGGTTACCCAGGATGTTGATGGCCTGACCCAGACCGGGCGTGATGGTCACGACTGCCTGACCACCGGCATACTGGCCGGCCGTCGCCGCCGTTGCGCCGAGGGTCACGGTGATCTGCGTGGCCCCAATCGCCGCCGCTGCCACCGCGATGTTCTGGTGGTTGGCGACCTGCGCCGGGGCCTGGATGAAGTTGCCCGCGACGAGCGCCGAGGCACCCGCTTTGGCATACCGGAACACGCGACCATCCGACGTGACCGCCCGCTCGCCCAAGGCATGCGCCTGAGTCGAGGAGGAGGTGTAGAGCGGCTGGCCGATGCCCTGAGGATCGGACGTGAGTTGTGCTGACATGTTCGTCTCTGTCCTTTCCTATGAAATCGAGGTGATGACGCCGAGGTGGCGACGGTTGTTGGTGATCAACTGGCACTGCGTTTCCGCCTTGAAGACGTTCAGCAACTGATTGGCGGGATTCACCGCCGGATAGCCCTTGAACCAGTAGCCGGTCTGGTAGGCCATCTGGAGGTTCTGGCGGTTCAGCGCATACATGCGCGTGTCGGCGCAGTCGCCGTCCCAGAACACCTTGGCGGTGCCGAAGTAGTACACGTCGCCCTGGAACCCGCCGTTCGCCGACGAATCCTTCTTGTCCATGATCCGTTCGTTGGCGATCAGCAAGCCCTCGTAGCCGTTCGCCGTGCCCGAGCCGGTCACGTAGTCGGTGGGATACATCACGCCCTGACCCTTGGAGCAGGAGGTGCGAATCGACCGCATCGACGCCCGCAGGTTGTCGTAGGCGCTGGTGGTCTGAGCACCGCTGGTCTGCTTGGAGCGCCAGAACGTGTAGGTGCCCGCGTTGATGGTTTCCACGGTTCCCGTGGAAGGGCTATCCGGCACCAGCGACTGCAAGCCGCTGAGGTCGGTGGCGTTGCCGGTCGCGCCGAAGATGTCCTCGTTAATGCGCTTCCGCATCGACTGGCGGAGGTTCTTCAGCTTGCCCTTCTCCAGATTGAACTTGGCCGAGTCGCCGCGATTGACGGCATCCTCAAACGAGGTCATCGAGAAGGTGCCCGCGTACTGCTTCCAGTTCGCTTCCCACTCATCGAACACGTCCACGATGGAGGTGTCGAGCGACTGGGTGGGGCTGATTGACTCCACGGTCGTGTTGACCGCGTATTCGATGGTGCCGATGAGCGAACGACCGCCCGTGAAGGGACGGAACGCCTTGCCCTCTTCGAGGCGCTTGAGCTGGGAATACTCCTCGAAGATGTTGTCTTCGGGCTTTCCATCATTGGTCAGCTTCTGCCACGCCTGCGCGACAAGCTGGCCGACATTCGGATTTGCCATTGCTGTTCTCTCCGTGCGCTAGATGTGGGCGCTGAACACCTGGTCCAGAGCCTCGTCCACCGTGCGCGGTTTCCGTGGTTGCGCCGGGGCACTCGCCGCCGGATCGCTGCTGCTACCGGCACGTTTGCGTGCGGCATCAGCGATGAACTGTCCCGTCTGCGCGGATCGGAGCTTGGGGAGCGCCTGCGTGGTGACGACTTCGGTATACGCCCGCTGCAACGCATCCCAGGGCGACCCCATTGGGTCGAATCCGGGCTGACCTTGCATCTCGGCGTAGATTTCCGCCTGTCGCTGGACAATCGCTTTCTGGTGGTCCGCAAAGTGCGGCATGGCCTTCCACATGGCCCCGCGCTTCTCGGTCACCGCCGCGACTTCCTGGATCACCTGCTGCGTCTGCTGGTGCTGTTCAAACCGCTGCTGCAACTGCTGCAACGGCTGGAACTTCTCCATCAGCTTTTTCTCGATCTGGCGTTCTTTCCACTCATCCAGCCGCTGTTGCTGCTCGGGTGAGTACCAGACGAACTTGTCATCGCCCTGATCAGGCTCTGGCCGTGCGTCTTGTTTCGCGGCGTTGTTTCTCGCCGCGAGGATCGCCGCTGCCCGTGAGGTCATCTGCTCGCTGAATCTCGGATCGCCCGAGGCTTCTTCAAGCAACTGCGCCAGCGTCCCAGGCAAGTCCGCTTGGAGTCGTTGCACGATCTCCAGGTGGTCTTTGTGGGCCGCGAGCGTGTCCTCCCGCGCTTTCTTGCGGGCGTTCTCCAGAATCGAGTCCCACCGCTCACGCGGGGGTTCTCCCTTCACGCCGCTCTGGTCAGCCGGTTCCTGTGGTTGCTGTGTCGCCGCAACGGGCTGTTCAACAGGGGCAGGCGTCTCAGAGGGTTCCGAGCTGGCCGCAGGCTCAGAAGGCGAGTCAAACGCGGTATCGAGCACCGTGTCGATGGTCGCCGTGGTATCGGCCACAGGTTCGTTGGACGTGTCCGCTAAGCCTGCTGCTAGGTCGCTCATGCACTCTCCACGCGCCTGTGTCGTCGGCGCACCACCGGAACGAAAAGCGCGGGGTACAAAGCAAAAGGGCCGACCATCACCCGCGAATCACTCGCGTGTGTCAGTCAGCCCCGTGCTGAGTGCCCCGTTGTGCCGCCAGCGGACTCGGGAAGTCCTGCGTCGGTTAAGGAGCTACCCTAACCCTAGCTGTCGGCTCACTTTACCTGAAAGTGGATACTAAGTATACACCTATTTTTCAGGTCAGAATCTGGCCGCTGGGAGTGCTTCCCAGGTAATCGGCCCCAAACAATCCCCACACACTTGCGCCCCGCTCGGGCGCTCGATAATCCGCCGCAACGTCCCGCAGGGGCAGACCATCCGCCCTATGGCCGGAACACTAACCGGCGGCAATCGCACTGCACCGACAGGGTCGTGTCCTGACTGTCGTTGTTCCCCCGAAGCACCGCCCCCGTCCGACTGCCGTTTCGCAGACAGTTCGGGCAGGCCAGCGTGAGGTTCAGCTTGCGGCATACGTCCTCGCCTACCGCGAGCCATTGCATCTCAGCGGCGGTCAGTGATTCGGTCTTTTTGGGTGCAATCCCACCAGGCATTAGCAGCACGCGAGACTCCAATTCTTCGTGGTAAAATAGCGAAGCGCGATTGGGATTTGGCCCCCAACCGCGCTTCTCACCACAGACCCCAAGGAGGTCACATGGCTAGAAGCAAGTCTATTACCTGTAGCTGCGAAATATGCGGAAAGGCGTTCTTTTTCCACTACGGCGGAAAGAACCGCTACTGCTCGTTTGAGTGCCGCATAGCCGACCGAGAAGATCGTTTCTGGTCGAAGGTCCGGAAGACACAGACGTGTTGGGTGTGGACCGCCTGTATTAGCGGCAACAACAACTACGGGTCGTTCAAGTTCGAAGGGCGCATGCAGCCCTCTCACCGTGTCGCATGGGTGCTGAAGCATGGCCCGATCCCAGACGGCCTTAACGTCCTGCACCGCTGCGACAATCCGCCATGCGTAAACCCGGATCATTTGTTTCTTGGCACCCATGCCGAGAACATGGCCGACATGCGAACAAAGCAAAGGCAAGTCGCACCGCACGGATCGGCGCACGGCATGTCTAAGCTGGTTGAAGCCGACGTAATCGCCATTCGCAACGACACGCGCACGCATCGAGAGATCGCCGCCGACTTCGGCGTCGATCCGACCCTGATTGGTCACGTCAAAAGCGGGCGAATCTGGACCCATGTGAAGACCTAGGCATCCTTCTCAAACGTGACCGGCGTGACTTCAATCGGCACCGGCTCGTAGTCCGGCGCAAACGGCGTGGACTTAGACCGAGACAGCAACGCCTTGGCGTTCTCCAGCGTGGTCTGGCAGGGGATGTCCATGCGGGACAAGTGCTTGTCGTTCGGCCCCGCCCACTTCGCGCCGATGGTCAGACCACGGGCGGCGAGCGCGTCTCGATGCGCCTTCTTGCTCTCAAAGTAAGTGGGCTTGTCAAACCCATTTTCGGCGTAGAATCCGCCCTCGACTGAATCCTGGTGGACCGCGCCAGATGATCGACGTGGTTCAAAGGGGCACACTCCGACACCGTGCGCCCCAACGGTGGCATCCTGATAACAGCGGTCGCACGTCATCTACATCACCACCTTAGGACCGCTGCGATCCCCGGAAATATCCGCCGTGTGCTGATTAATCGTCGGCGCTTTGGGCTGCGTCCCCGGATGTCCCGGCGGCATCGCTTTCGGGTCCGGCCCCACACCCGACACCGGCAACATGCCCTGCGTCACGGCACTCGCCTGCTTCTGCGCTTCGACAATCGCGGCTTCGTCAATCTGCCAGCCGCCCTGCCGCAGAATGGCGATGTTGATCGCAAAGGCCGGATTGGACGGGTTCAGGTCTTCGCCCTTGAAGGAGACCGACGCCTTGAGTTCCTGCTGGGGCTTCTGCGGCTCGACAATCAACTCAGCGGGGTCCATGCCCCACACTTCCGCCACCTTCTGCAACAGCGGGCGCGGGTTGATCATCGGGTCTTGCCGGAGTGAGCCGTAGACCTGCATCCACTGCCGGCGGTCGGCTTCGATGTCCAGATACTTGCCGGAATCGACGCGCAGGTTGTAGCCGTAGCCACCGGCCAGGGCTTGCTTGTGCTGCGCCCAGAGCTTCCCGCGTGTCTCACCCAGAATCTTGACCGCGATGCCTTCATCGGCGTAGCGAATCACCAGCGTATCCACGGCGGCGACGACATCGAGATACCATTCCAGCACCCGCTGGCGTTCCTGCTCAAACCGGGCTTCCGAATTGCGCTGGACGATGCTCTGTTCGGTCGCGGTCTTGCGTCCCTTGGAGGCCACGCCGGTCTGGTTCGACCCGATGCCGAGAATCTGCTCCCGGTCGCGCTCGATGATGTCCTGCGCCAGGAAGGTTTCCCGGCCCAGCGAGGGCTGCGCGACCTCCTGCATGATCGCGTCTTTGCCCTGCATCAACGCGCCTTCCATCACCGGGACAAACGTCCCAATCGCGCCCTGCTCGATCTTGTCCTTCGTGTCCGGCGAGACTTTGGAGCTGTCGAACAGGATCACGCGGCGGGCATTCGCTCGCTGCTTGACGCTATCGGTGCGGAACTTGTCCAGTTCCTTGGTCAGTGCGGCGGTCACGGCGCAATCGGACGGAATCCACGCGCTATCGGACAAGTCGCGCAGCACCAGCGGACGATCCACAAACCC